AAGTGCTTTATCATCGCCATATCCAAAGTAAGCCTGGCAATACAGCGCAACTGCATTACACTGAACCGCATCTGTTATATCAAAGGCTGCATCAGTTGCCTGAGTGATATCAGTTTCAGCTGCTTCAATCAATTCTGTAATCTCAGAATCGAATGCAGTGCTTGTGATTCTCAATGAAGTTTTGCAATAAGCCATAAGCTGCTCACTTGTCATGATCTTAATCTCCCTTTTGTTTGTTATAAGCTTCATAAAAAGCTTTTGTTATAAGCGTATGGCCACAATGTCCGAGTGGAATCCTTGGATCCACACAAATCTTATAACCACATTGCTTTGCACGATAACAGAAGGATAAATCCTCTCCAACCGCTCCGATTGGAGAGAACCAATCCTGAAACTTTGCCATTACATCGAATAAAATTTGAGCTTTCATCAAGCAACACCCAAAGCCAATTCCATCAACTTCAAAAACTTCGTTCTGTGGAAAGTCCAAAAAGCCTTCGTGCTTTGTGCATCTATTATTTTCATCGATTTCTAGTGTTTTGAATAATACAGGGCTGTATGGTTCAACCCTTCTGTAATAAACTCCTGAAATAATATCCAGGTTATATTCTTCCAGATCCTGCATCAGCCTCATAAGTGTATCAGGTTCAAAAAACATATCTGAATCGAGCCATAAAATATAGTCTGCATCAAGCTCAATAGCTCTTTTAGCCAAATCATTTCTGGCATTGTAAATCAAAGAGCCAATTTGAAAGCTAATTACGCAATCGCCAATCTTTTGAAGCATTGCCAAAGATTGTGCGAATATTGCAGGAACGGAATCCATTGAAGGAACTGCAATGAGTATTTTCATGATTTATTAATCTCCTTTTACTCCCTTTGTAATCTTTACAAAAGCATCTGGAGCAACAACTCCGAGAGCTACATACTGACGGCCAAGCACATCAACAAGATCCTTCTTCATGTTGCTCTTATCATCAACCTTGATTGTGATCTCATCGCCATTAGGGAAGTTAGCAAGAGCTCCCTGGCCAAGATCGCCAATGATTGCATAAGTATCGCCTGAAGAAGCAGCTGTGAAGCTTGCGATGCTATTGTTAAATACAACATCTAAACCTTCGAATGGATCAAGGCCGTACTTATTAGCATACTGTGCTTTCTTGAACTCTCCCCATGTTGCCTTATTCATAATAACAACAGGATTTGCAGCTTCATCAGAAAGAAGTGCCATAGCTTCAGCTACAAGTGAAACAGAAATCTGAGTTGAAGCGATTGCTGGAACAGAAACGCAAGTTGTTGTTGACTCTGTACCGCATGCATCAATCTTTGCGATAAGTAAATCAGCAGCCTTCTTTGCGATTCTATATGTAAGCTCATCATAGATATACTCAAGGAATGCTTCTCCACGCATATCTAAAGCTTCATCAGAGATTGAAACCCACTTCTTAATGCTCTGAGGGATGAGCTCAACAACACCAAGAACAAGATCCTCTTCTGTTACTGCATTGCCGCCTTCTGTATGAACAACAGCAGCATCGCCTGAAATCTCAAATCCAACCTTGAGATTGCCCTGGAGATATACTTTCTTAACGCGGCTCATAACGCCTTCCTTCTCCCAGGCTGTCTTTACGATATCATATACAATTGTTGGAACAGGAACTGTTCCTGATACATTCTCTGTTAAAAGAGAACGGCACTCATCATCCTTTTCTGTCTTGATGAAATTTGCAAATGCTTCTGCATAAGCAGCTGTGCTTCTTACTTCTTCATTAGTCATTTCTTTTCCCCTTTCTTCTGGAATAATAGGTTCGCCTGCAGCTTCATTCTGATCAATGGCTGCAGCTGCTCTTTCCTCTGCCTCAATAGCTTCTTTTCTTTCGAGAAGCTGCTTCTTTTCTGCCTCGATTTCATCAAGAACTTTTGCTCTCTCTTCAATCTCAGCACTCTCAGCAGTTTCGGCCAAAGGATTAAGAGCACTCTTGCGCTCTTCAATCTGCTTGAGCGCATCCATGATTTCTCTCATTTCCTTTGTCATGATTAAATCTCCTCTAATCGTGAATTAAGCTCAGCAATTCTCTCGCTTCTCTTTCGTGCGTTATCCAACGCAGCTCTTGCCTCTTCCAGGCTCGCTTTTCCGCTTTCCAGCGAACGCGCTGAAATTGAAGTTTGTTCATAAGCTGGCCATGTTACAGCTGAAACCTCAAAGATTTCAGCAATATGAGTAATGGTTCGCTTTGGATAGTCTGAATCCAAATCTTCCCATTTATCTCCATCAACTAAAAAAGCGAAGCTCATGCCTGAAACATCGCCTCGCTCTACTGCACTATTCAATTCCAAAGCCTTTGGATTCTTTTCATCCAAATCGGCTTCCATGTGAACTCCATCTTCTTCAATGGATAATCTCATTGTTGAATTTTTTGTGTTTCTTCTGCTCCTTGCAAGTGGAATCATATTAAAATCATGATTTACAAGGAAGCGCACATCCTTCAGAGTGTCCTCATCAACCGCTTCTGGATCAATTGATTCTTCCCAAAGTCCAGAAATATCGGTCTTTTTGTTAAAAACAATTGGAACTCCTGCAAGAAAAAGCTTATCACTATCATCCTTTTTTCTGATTTCTACTGCATTCAAGAAATTTCTAACTTCACATTCTTTATTCATAACTTTGCATCTCCCTTCTTCAGATCCATTTTGGAAATATTCATGAATTAATCTTTTGAAAAACTCCTTATCCTCTCTGGAATCGTCCTGCATTAATCGCTCCAGGCATTCATCCTCGGTTGCATCCATTTCGATGTATTCAGTATCTTTTCCAAGAAGCTCTTTAATATTTTCATTTGGCTTCGTACAAATAAACCAAACAACATCCGTTTTACTATCAGCTGCAACTGTTGCAAAGGAAGCTCTAAGCCAGCAGCACATATCATTTTGAGCATCACTAATAGGCTCATGTGCAGCCTTCTTTGTTAGAGCACATTTAATTTCATCAAAATCCCAAACCAAATCTGTTTCAGGATTCATATTTTCATTTACGAAAGTTGATTTACCTGAACAAGGTGGCCCATAAATGCATTTAACTGTTGCCATTGCTTGAATCTCCTTCCGTTACTGTGCTTGATTCATAATTGTTTGTTGCAATCATGAGCTCATCTCCACCTCTTTCAGGGCCAAGTGGCTCATAGCCAAGCATTTCCCTGTATTCGTCACGAGTAAACAAGCCAAGCTCTTTAGTTGCAGCAATCATTGAAGTTACCTGAGTAAGTGGCTGATATTTCAGCCTTGCCATATTTGCTTCAATCTGATCTCCGAAGCCTCTCATGCGCTCAGTGTAAATTCCTACTGTTAAAGCCTGAGTGAACATGATTGCAAACGGCTCCAACTTTCCTTCATAAACAGCCTCATATTTCTCTGAAGTGAAATCATTTTGCAAGAAAGCTTCATTGACTCCAAAATAATCAAAGGCTGCATCTTTTGTTTGCTTCCTGGTGTCTGCATCAATAACATAAGGCTTAGAATCAAGCTGCTTGTAATCAAATTTCGAATCAAGCATCATAACACCGCCATTGTTGGAAGCGTGAAGGTTTTCAGAGATGAATCTTTCTCTTGCCTTCTTGATATCATCCTCTTTCATTACCTGAGTTGCTTTAAGTAAACCGCGGATTATAGCCGAATTTTTTATGCCTTCGATAATTCCCTGATTCTGAGCGTTCATCAGTTCTGCAACAGGATTAAAAGCATGATTGCTATCGCCAAATATATCATCCTCAAAATAATGATTTCGAAGTGGAATGATTTGAGAGTATGGAACTGTAAACCAATGATTTTTCTTTAACTCAAACTTAACTACATCAACACCATCCTTCACAAAGGTTTTAACGTGTCGATAGTTTACAGGCCAAAGAGCAATCAGATTTCCTTCATCGTCATACTCAGGCCAGATGAAAGCATTGTTGCTGGCATAATATAAAGCAGCTGTCTTATAGATAAAATCATATTGAGTCATATAAGGATTTGGCCGCTTCAATACTCTTGCAACATCAGAAGTGTAATCTGTAATTGCAATCTGATCCTGCTTTCTTCTAACTGCTGTTAGCTCCATCTTTGCAAGATTTCGAGCCAATGCATCAATGCAGGCCACGATTACATCGATATCAAGCATCTCGCCTTCAAATCTTCTGTAATTCCAGCAATTGATATTGAATGGAATTGCTCTTGATCCTTCTGAATCACTAAGTACAGTTTTTTTTGTGAATCTGTCCAAAATTCCCATCTTCGGCTCCTTATCCTACTAGATTTAAAAAATCATCTTTATACTTCACATATATTGTGTAAGCATTTAAAAAGCTCACAAGGCCATCAATTCGCCTGTGAGCTTGTATTTTAATCGGTTGTATAGCTTCATTAGTTCCGCTCTTCTTAACAGCTGTATTTGATAAGCACCATTTGAAGATTGGATTGTTATTGTAATTAACTCGCTTATCAGCAAGCATTGCTCCAAGCTCATTCATTGGAGCTGTCCAAGTGATAGGGCCCTGAGCAACGGCTTCCATGATATCCCCAAACTCTTGCTGCATCTCTGCAACCCAATAATTTGCTAAAGCTCTATCGTAACCGATTCGCCATATTGTAATCTTGTACTCATCCGCCATTTGCTTAAACCACTTTGTAACATCAGAGTAACGAACCATGGAACCTTCGCAGAGTGTAATCAGGCCACGCTCTTCCCATATTCTGTATGGAGCCTCTTTTGAGCTTGTGGCTTCCAGGTAATCAACACGCTCTGCAGGAAGAAAATAATGCTGCAGCAAATATATTGTTCTATCGTTTGGCTTTCGGATCAAAAGCGATGCACAGGTTAAATCTCGTGTACTTGATAAATCACAGCCGCCAATTGCATAAGTATCATAAACGGAAGCTATATCAAATACATCCTCATTGTTCAGCTCTTCCCATGATAGCCAGGTTGATGCTGATACGTTCTTCAGGTTAAAATCCTTTGTGAGAACTGTTGGCTTATAGCCTGGAGTGCTCTTTGCTTTTGCAACAGCATCGCGCAGCTTCTCCAAAGATTTAATAGTTCCAAGCCCTGGATTTGCTTTTATCCAGCATTCTTCCTTATCCCATTCATCAACGGAATCCAATTCATAAATGAACGGAAGGAAGTGTTCATCCTCAATTTCTCCATTCAATACTCCTGCAGCATAATCATAAAGCTCATCATAGATGCCCTCACGATTAAAGCCTGCCGTTGTTATGGTAATAAACAAAGGCTGCTTTCGCGTTTCAGCAGTCATCGCCTGCTTCATAACATCATATAAATTTCTATCTTTGATGGCATGGCACTCATCCAGGATGACCATGGACGGATTCAAACCATAAGAGTATTTGAATCGGAGCTGAGTGGCTGATATACTCCCAAATTGTATTGGCAATATAGATCACTCTTTCGCGGCTTTATGTATTGCCTCAAGTATGGCGATTGATGCACCATATCTTTTGCTGTATTAAAAACAATCTTTGCAGCATCCTTCTTCGTTGAAACACAATCGATTTCAGGGCCGCCTTCTTTATCTCCTAGCAATCCAAATATTCCATAGCCTGAGAGCTCAGTTGACTTGCCATTTTTACGGCCTTCATCAATGAATACTTCAGTAAATCGCCTATATCCTTGCTTATCTACTATTCCATAGATTGCCTGGATTCTTGCCTTTTGGAAAAGCTCAAGTTTTATCGGTTGCCCTGTAGCTCCTTTGGATTGCCTGCAGAAGCTCTCAATGAAAACAATCGGACGGTTTGCCAGCAATGGATCAAAATGATATTTCTTATCCTTCCCCTCAACGATTGGCATCAGCATCTCCATGGTTTTCATGGTTTTTTCGCAAACGCTAATCCTGCCCGATTTGATTTCTTTGTAATATCTTGAAATATAGTTATATTTAATTATCTTCATCAGGTTCTCAGAAACTCACTCATCAGATCGGCTGGCTCTGATCCTTCTGATTCTGAAAATGAAGTTAGTATCTTAATCAATGTGGCCACTGTACCATTAGCAGCTGAGGCCGTCTTGTTATATTCTGAAATAGCTGGATTGATATACAGGTTCACTTTATCCTTTGCATAAGATTTCTCAATCAAAGTATTTTCCTGATCAATGCAATGCTTCAATCTCTTCAAGATTTGAAGCTGGCTCTTATATCTTTCAAAGGTTGTTCTGAAGAAATAGTTTTCAGAAAGCCCTTTTTCCTCAGCTTCCTTCTCCAGCTTCAGCTCAAGCTCTTCAAAAGAGAGCTTTTGCCCTTCTGTTTTCGGTTTTCTTCCCATTTTGCACTCTCCTTTTAAGGTTTCTCGCATCGTTTGGAAGCAATCTGTGATAAAAGTGTGATAAAAATGTGATAAATCCCACTAAAAAAGGCCATTTTGCTTGAAAATGGCCTATCTTCTTTAATATGAAACTAAAAACACTTATTTTTTCAAAAAAACTAGGGTTTTTTCGGTTCAGGCATACAAAAG